ATGAACGCTGAATCGTCGATAGTTGTAGCAACCATCTGATGATCAACGTACAAATCGAGGCCAAGTACATTTCCGCGAATCGATGTAGGTGAGGATTCACCGGCAGCGTTCATTTGTGTGTTTGGCTGTGCGTTGTAAATCGGTCTCCCGGTTGAATCGGTCGCGCCGAGGAGCAAACTCCACTGGCTTGGACCGGCTACGTAGTTCTTAGCAAAGTAGCTTGTGTTTTTGTAAATATTTGGTGTCTCTGTTGATACATACGAGATGATACCGGCGCTTGTTGCAGCTACGGCTGTACCTTGTACTCCGCCAGCAACCACGTCAGCGATTACCGCTGCATCTGTCGCTAGAGAATAAGCTCGCTGTAACTGGTTAGTAAGCTCCGCATAAAAATTTGGATCTGATCTCTCCAGGAGCTCGACACTTAGTGTATTCATGCCACTGTACTTCTTAACAGTTCCAGATAGGTACTGAGTGACCATCCCGGTATTTTGTACTGCGCCTGCTTCTGCCTCAACAGTTACAACAGGTGCAACACCTGACTGACCGCCGGCGGATGTAACAAGTGATGGGACGTTAATAGTCATACCACTTGCTGGAAGCGCTCCTTGTGAAAGGGCATTAATCATAGGAGTATCAAAGTTAGTATTAGATACAAACTCTGAAAGGTACTGAGTTGGATTAAATGCTGGGTTAGTGGAGAAAGAATCGTCAGCGGCCAAAATAAAAAGCTTAGAATCTTCATTGCCTAGTGCAGCTTTAATCTTGTGCTCTGTATAAGCGCCCATAGATGTAATAGGTGTACGTACTCTTTGAGAGTCTAATACGGATGGTCGGATGATCTTACGAGCGGCTTCGACTTTTTCAGCCTCTGCCGGTGCATCTACCGAAGTCTCCTCCGGTGTATTTTCAGGGGCTGTAGTCACAGCTTCCTCGCTTTCAGTTTCGGTTTCGGTCTCTACGATCGTCGTAGAAATCGTTGTTACTTTTTCTTTCATGCTTGTAGCTGCCTCGAGTGCTGCTCGAGCCGCTGCAATATCAGTTACGGAGGCGCTGGAAAAGGCCGCCGATTCAACAAGGCTGACCTCTTTGAGGACCGCTGCCGTTACTAACAGGTAATCCCCCATAGGCTTAGAGGCCGTAACATCGACCCCTACGGATAAGCCGGATACTAGGTTTTCCTGAGCTAATACGAGCGCATCTTGTCCCCGAGTGCTGCTCGATAACTTAAAGGATCCGTAAACGCCCTCTGTAGAATCGCTGAACGAGATGGCGCGACCTACCGGCTTATCTTGTTGGTGCTGCATTAATAATTTTATTTTAGAAGCCTCTGCGTATGTAATTGATCCACGCTGAAACATTACAGGGCCTGCACTTGTGTGACCGATTTCGCCATATGGTGCAACAAGTCCGGATACGATCCGGCGCTCTGTATCGGCGGCTTGAATCTCTTGATTAAAGGTTAGTAGCACTTGCATCTCCTAGCGGTGTGAGTTGTTCCATTTGTCGAGCCTGATTTACATCGATGAGATTTAAAGTCAGCATCTTTTCGAGAATATCTAAACGATCCTTTGCATCTGCGCGCAAGAATGTCTCGTCTATTGCAAAACGTACCTGATTTTGAGAGTTAGTTATATCGTTCATGCTCAGTCTGTCCTCAATGGCTGAAATGTATGGCTGTAATGAATAAGCCATAAATTCTTTACGACCATCCAATATGTTCTGATAAGTCATGCTGTTATTCATGTCGCTTGAGATCATGTACGCCGGGACGTTCATGCTTCTTGCGATTTCCGTGGAAAGGTACTGGGAGGCCTCCGTATAGGCCATGTCTTTAGGTGAGAACGATGTAGGGACATAATCCAAAGTCGATGTGAGGTATGCAGTCGAGCGATTTTGTCTTGCGCTCTTGAAAGCAGCTAGTAAACCTTGGATCTGTGTCTCAGGGAGGTCGGCTCCTGAGTTTTTCAATATTCCAGTCGGCATCGGAGTGGCCGCACTTACCGCTGCGGCTTTTTGTATGTCATAGGCTGCACGTATAGTTGTCGATGCTGTTTGCAATACTCCAGGAAGCAATGATTGGAAAGTTACAAGCGAGCCAATTCCGGACATCGGTACTTTGTTACCATCTAAAAAGTAATCCTGTACCTCGGTGCCATATTTATCTGTCGTATATGTAACGCGGTTATTAGCAACCCACTCAAAGCCCGACGGTCTGCCATCATCTGCATACAAGCTCGAGACGACCCAGTAACTTATCCCATAAAAAATGAGCGAGTCCACCGTCGCACTTATTGTAAGGCTGCGAGGCTGGCGCTGGTCAGGTTGCTCTAACCAAACAGGGGAGCCTAACTTTTCACCGGTTGATTTTTTATATAATCCTAAATCGATTGATGAAATAACGCCGGCTATTAAATTTCTGCATCTTGATACAGAAGCGACCTGCAAAGCAAAGTTACGATCGATGCCGATGCCGTTATATCCAAGGGCGCTATTAGTATTAAACGATCCATAACCGTAAGTAGTATCCATTACGGCGGGTGCATACTGCGCCTCTATTGCCGGCTTGTCGCCGCCCTTAAAGCCTAAAGTTTGTAGTAATCCCATGGGGCCGATTTTCCCAAAATGTCAACGATAAAATCAGTTATTTCGTGTCGTGTCTAAATATAAACTTTGGCCTCGCTCATAGGTTGATTTAGAATATGGACGATCATACTTAGACCGATTGCAATATCGACCGGGCCAGCTGATTTACGTCGGACGATTCTCCAGCTCGAATCCGACTCTTTAGCTGCACAGTTGGCCATATGTGCAATGAGCTCATCCTGCCCACTGTGGACAAGGCGATTATTAGCCAGCGCCTCGTGGAGATCGCCCGAGGCCTGATAACCCTTTTGGCCGGAGATGTCGGTTATATGAACACCGTTTACCTCAAGCCTTTTGGCTATTGAGGCGGTTGTGTACTTGTCATAACAAACCGTCCGAGGGTAAAAGTCTTTGCACCACTTGGCAATATGGTCTGCCATATATAGCTCGTCGATTGATACATCCGAGTGAAAAATCTCTAATACGGCTACTCCTATCCGACCATCAGGCAATATCTGGCCCATCGTAAGTGATCCGTCGCGCCTCGACGGTGCCACGTCAAAGGCAAAGATTGTAAGAGGTCCCGGTGACATTTTTAGCTCGATATCGCTGGCATTTTCAACCGCCATATGAGGCCAGGGTGAGGCCGTCGAGCTAATCCACTGGCAAAGCATCTCGGTCTTGGTGGTCTCTACCGGTTGAGTTGCCACGGCCTCCTCTAGCGCCTCTTCCGTTACGGTCCAGCCAAGTGCCGGGTTTGCCATGGCCCATGCATCGCGATCTGTTATAGCTGCAAACTGCGGAGCGCTATATTCATAAAAGCCAAAGGTCTTAGGTGGAAAACTAAGAGCCCTCTCGCGTAGATCGTTTAGCACGGTACTAAAGGCATCTCCCGCATTAGATGTAAGCAGGGTCTGGCTATTGGCGCGGGCTCTCGTGGTCGGTGTAGCTGCGCGAAAGCCCTCTTCTGAGATCTCACGTACCTCATCGACGTACAACAGGTCAGCCGTTCTGCCACGAGATCCGTCTCTCGTAGCTGCGACCACATCGAGGCGAGCGCCATTTTTCATCTCGATTGACTCGGTGCCATTGGCAAAGCGGATCTGTTTTACGGCCTTGCTTAGCTCAGAGGAGCCCTCGATCGCGTAGGCCACTTGCCTAAAGGTGTCTAAGGCCATCGATCTATTCGAGCTCATAATAATGACGTTTTTAGAATCAAATAAATACAAATGCGCCAGCATCATCATGCGCGCAAGATGTGTCTTACCCTGTTGTCTGGCGCAGAGTACGAGACTTGTTTTACGCACAAACATCCCGGCCTCGTCTATTGATGTCATGTCGCGAATTACAAAATCCTGCCATGGCAGAAGCGGTAGGCCAATAGATTCTGCTAACTGCGCGACCTCATCGCCGCGATTTTTTCCACCGGCGTACGGACTATGTAATCGAGGCTTGATGGCCCCATAGCGCGGCTTTTTAATCTGGTCTATATCTTTATCCATTTTGTTCCGGCTGGCCCGTACACGGACCGGCTAGGACCGTACTGGTGGTTTTCGGGGAGATATTGCTTGG